GGCGCCGCCAGCACGCGCTACAGAGCCGCCGAAGCCGCGGCAGACGATCAGCATCCCGTTTGCGCCTCGCGCGTGGCAGATCCCGCTGATTGATGACCCGGCGAAGCGGATTGTGGCGGTGGTGCACCGGCGGGCGGGCAAGAGCACTGCCCTGATGTGGCGCGGGCTCAAGCGGTGCTTGACGGAGGTCAAATGGCCCAACCCGCGGGTTGTGCACATCCTGCCCTTTGGGGTGCAGTGGCAGCGGACTGGATTGTGGGACGATTTGGTGCGTGCGGCCGACGCAATACCCGGGGCGAGCGTCAGGCGCAGTGAAATGAGCGTGAAACTGCCTAACGGCGGCACGTATCAGTGCGGTGGTGCGGACAATCAGGACGTCTGGCGTGGTGGCGGGGCGATTGAGTGTATTATTGACGAGTTTGATGATACGCCGCCGTCCATGGTCCCGCTGGTTATTGAGCCTATGCTGGCCGATCGTAATGGCACGCTAGTGCGCAGCGGCACGCCGAAGGGCAACGGGCTGTTGGAGGCCGCCTACAATCGGGCGACCACCACGCCGGGCTATTCGGCATACCTGTTGGACTACACCAAGACCGATGCGCTGACACCCGAGGCGATCGAGCGGCTGCGCACTGAGATGACGGAAGAGGAATTTGCGCAGGAGCTCGAGTGCAGCTTTGCAAGCCCGAATAGCGGGTCGTACTACGGCCGCGCGATGGACACATTACTGCGGGATGGCCGCATCACATCGGTGCCGCATGATCCGAGCCTCAAAGTTTGGGCGGCGTGGGATTTGGGTGTGCATGACAGCACCGCCATTTGGTTCGCCCAGATTACCAAAAGTGGTGAGTGGCGCATTATCGACTACATCGAGGACAGCGGTGCGGGGCTCGATCACTACGCGCAGTTGCTGCAATCCCGCCCGTATGTCTACGAGAAGCACTTGCTGCCGCATGATGCGAAGGTGAAGGAACTGGGTTCCGGCAAGTCCCGCACTGAGACGATGCACGGGCTGGGGATCAGGCCTACACGGGTGATCAAGGCGCATAGCGTGGCTGATGGCATCAACGCGGTGCGCATGATACTTCCTAAAGCGTGGTTTGATGCGACGAAGTGCGCGCGGGGCATTCATGCGCTGCGACACTACAAGCGGGAATGGAATGAGCAGGCGCAGGCATGGCGGGCAAGCCCGGTGCATGATCATGCCAGCCATGGATCTGATGCGATGCGCTACTTGTGCCTCGGCGTGCGTGAGGATGGGGCCGGCGCCGGGTCTAATATCATCCGCAACCAGTTTGGGGCACCAAGAGTTATGCAGACGGGGCACGGTGCCGACACCGGGTGGATGAGCGTGTGATGCGCAAGCCGACCGACGCGGAGCTCATCGCGGCAGGCTGGAAGTCGCCGCCGGCCGTATCGCCGCCTCCGCTGGCTGGATTGCTAGAGGAACTGCGCGCCGCTGAGTTGGAAGACGGCCCTGGATGCTGGACGATGTTCGGCCCTGACTGTGATGCCGTGCTCCGAGAGGCGCTTAAGCATCAGCCGGAGCTGCATCTGCGCCGCAAGGTGACCAAGCGCGACGGTGAAATGTGGGGAATAGCCTCAACACCTGGTGGATGAGCGTGTAAATGTATCGCCCTCCCATGGCAGATCGGGACGATGCAATCGTCCGAGGCATTGAGAGCGGGACGCCACAGTATGTGCTGGCAGAACGCTACGGTGTAAGCCGGCAGTGGGTATCTGCGATCTGGCGTCGCCGTCTTGCTGGGTTCAAGGAGGAGACAGCGCCGGTGAGGTACTGGCGAGACCTCGGCTTATCGCCGCGGGCTGCTCATTGCCTGGTCAACGACGGCATCTACACGATCGGCTGCCTCCGGCAATGGGACATGGTGATGTTGGCGCGCGCACCTAACGTCGGCGCCAAGACGATGACCGAATATTATGAACTTCTGGCGCGAGAGGAAACCAAGCCATGAGCCATAGCAGCAGCCACAAGAATGACACCCACGGCACGCAGGGCGTCACGCCGCCCCCCAAGGCCGACGCCAAGGCTGGCACCAAGGGCGCTTCCACGCGCAGCGCAGCGGACGACCAGCTGCGGCTGTTGCTGTTGCTCGCGGCAGACTGGCTCAACGGTGATCGCACGCACAGCGCCGAGATTGCGACGCTCACCGCAAGCCTGGCGGGCGCCCAGGGCGCACCGGTCAATGTCGATGTGCCATACGTGTCGCAGACGGGCGCGACGCTGTTCTGCACCATGGGGAATTGGAGTGGCGAGCCGACGTCGTATGCCTACGCGTGGGACATGGACGGGGTCGCTAATGGCGGCAGTGATCCGACGTATGCCGTGCAGCCGGATGATGTGGGCAAGACGGCGACATGCGCCGTCACTGCCACCAATGCGCTGGGCAGCACGGCGGCGCCGATGAGTAATGCCGTCACGGTGGCATAAACCGTAACCCCACCAAGTGACGAATCGATCGAGCGCAAATCGGCGCTGATCAGACAACGTGCACAAGCAACATCAACGCGGTAATGCCCATGTGCTTCTCGCTGCTATGGCTCGTGCAGACGCTGGTGTGGTTGGTCGTAGTCTGCGCCGTCGTTGCCATCCTCATGCTGCTCCTGCCCATCGTGTTGGGTTGGCTCGGCTGGGCAGGCGGCCTGGCAATGCAGGTGATCCGGATCGTGGTGGCCGCCATCGTCATCATCTTCCTGATCTGGCTATGTTACGATCTACTAACCTGTTTTGGTGGGCTTGGCGTCCCTCGGATGCACTGACCGTCCGAAGCGTGAGGCGCCGTTCGTTGTGTCGCGCCGATACCGTTCTTTCTGGGCTTCTGACTGCTTGGCGCGGGTTTCTGGGGATACGATCTTGCCGCGATGGGCCAAAACAATCTTTGCGACATGCTCCGGCGTCCTTTTTAGGCCGGTGAATGCGTTGCTTAGTTTCTCACTGTGCATGCGGGCGGCCTCTGGATCGCTGCGGATCTTGGCCAGCCATTGCTTCCGGCCTTCGTCACGCGCAACAGCAATCTTCGCAGCGTGTTCCGGGGTGAACCGTTTGCCCTTCTGCGCTGCGCTCATGTTGGCTCGCGCTTCTGGTCCCATCTTATGACCCCGAGGGCTACTGGCGTTCGGCCTTCCGTTGAGACCCCGCGACCAGTCGTAGGCATTCAAGGCATCAATCCAATGCTGTTCTCTGACCAGGAGTTCGGTGGCGTTCTCGACCACCTCCAACACCTCGAAAGTGAAGGCGTCCGGACCGTGTTTCGTCCAAGACCGTTGCAGCATCCTGGCGTGGTGTTTCCCCTGCTTGAGAGCGTGTCTGTGGGTTGCCCATCGGCTCTTGATGCACTGCGACGATCCGACGTAGGCGCGGCCACTGATCGTGTTGCGGATGACGTAGATGCCCTGGACTTTCATGCTGCTGGCATAACATACAACGCAGCGCGTTGCTACGACCTGCTGGTGTGTTCCGGCCTCGGCGGCAGGCCGTTGCTGCGATGAGCCACGGGGCGTTGCTCGGGATCATGGTGCTGGCGCTGGTCGTGCTGCTGATCACCGCTGTCACCTGACTGTTGCGTGACGACACGGCGCAATAGCGAGTAGCAGGCGGCACTGGCGGTTACCGCCCGCCACTCTCCCGCGCTCCTTGCACGGACGCGGTGCGCCATCACAGCACGGTCGAGTCCAACCCGCAACGAGACACTGAGGCCAAATGGCAACCCTGACAGTCGGCGTTGGCGGGAGCATCCAGGCAGCGATCAACGCGGCGCATGCTGGCGACACGATCGGCGTGCAGGCGGGGACCTACACCGATCAGTTCCTCACCGTCCGCACCTCGATTACGCTGCAGGCGGTGGGTGGCGAGGTGCTGATGCGGGAGACCACCAGCCCGCCCAACGGCAAGGCGATGATCACGGAGGGGGCCAGTGGCATCAGCGTGGCGATCAATGGGTTCGACATTAGCGGGGTGGCTGTACCGGATCGAAATGGCGCTGCGATCCGCTACGAGGGCGGCAGCCTCTCGCTCAAGGACGACTTCTTCCACGGCAACCAAGAAGGATTGCTCGGCGCTGCGGATAGCAACGGTGCAATTACCATCGGCCATTCAGAGTTTGCCAACAATGGCGACGGCTCAGGGTCAACTCACA